TCTAGGATTAGCTAAAGAAGCAAAGAAAATTACAGATAAACTTTTTAAATATATGAAAGATGAAATGTCAATTAGTACTGAAGGATTACTTGATACTTTAGTAGAAGCTTTTGAAGGCAGGGTTGATGTAGAAAGATTAAGAATGATATTTTTTAAAGGGAAAACTAAAATAGAAACTTTAACAGGAGCAGAAATTGATTTATTAGGAGATTTTTCTAGTAAAGATTTAGAATTATATAATCAATTAAAAGATGTATTCTCATATAGTATTAATGATGATTTTGTAATAGCAAATGGTGGTAAAGGTTTTACTATGGATGCACTAAGTGACGATATTTTATACAAACAAAGATATTGGCCTATTTTATATAATCAAAGTAGATTTCCTGATATACTTAACAAAGCTATAGAAAAAGCAGAAGCTACAGTAGCTGAGTTAACAGCAGTTGTTACAGAAGGAAAACTTTCAAATGGAGAAGAAGTTAGTGATGATAAAATAAAACTTGCTGGTAAAATATTAAAAGACCAGTTATCTAAATTAGAACATTTAAAAATAGTAAGAAAAAGAGTTTTTGGATTAAAGGTTGATAATGCAAATAATAGTCAATTATTAACAGGTTATGTAGCAGATAATAAATATTTTAAAAGTGTTTCTAATGCTTTTGATGTAAGACAAATGAGAGTAGATGAAAGTGTCTTTTATGATTATGTAAAATCTTCAATGACTGCTATACAAAAGAATATTTTAGCTGCACAATTAGTAAAATCTATAGTTGTATCTAGAAAAAAGAATAGCCCTGAAATGCATGAAGCTGTTTCAAATGCATCTATTAATTTATATAAGGTAATATTTAATGACCCTACAGTAGAAGGTGCATTTAGTAGAGGCCCTTTAAAACATGTACTTGGAACAACAGAAAGATTAAATGATGCGTTAAATTTTATAAGACCATTTAGAAATAAAACTCCAGAACAAACACAGAATACTTTAAATAATATTAAAGGAGCTATTACTGGTTTGCATTTAGGAGGTTTAGGTACAACTATTCAAAATAAAATAGATGTATTTAGAAATATACAAGATAGTGGTTTTGATAAATATTCTAAAGCTGTTGATTTAATGAAGAATAAAAATACAAAAAATAAAATTGAAAAGATTATTGAGCTATCAGGTATATTAGACTTTAGTGACTTTTTTAGTCAAGCTATGGTTAGTGGAATTTCTGGTGTACAATTAGAAGAACAAGTTTCAGCAGCTATTATAAAAGAAATGGTTGATTATCATTATAAAATTAAACAAGGAATAAAAGCTTCTAAAGCTAGACAAGAATTTGAAGATAATATAAGAGGCTATTTAGAGCAATCTACAGCTTTTACTACAGCAGAAGAATTTGTTATTTTAGACAAAGATTTAACTGAAGCAGCTAAGTATAATAACAGACAAAGAAGAATTACTACAAGAGTAAATAGATTAGTGCAACATGCAATTAGACATGAATACGTTGTAGCACCTATACTTAAAGATAAAAGTGCTAGAAAACAATGGGCAAAAACTTTATATCAAAAACCATTACAATGGGGAGGTAAAGGCTTAGAAGTATGGAATAATTTTCTAGTAACATCTGAATTTACTATGGATGAAACTGAAAAGCATATACGTACTGTTTCTTTTATTATAGGAGCTCAAATGGCTCAAGATACAGGAATGTTACATGCTGAAGTAGATTGGTTTGACTTAGATTTAAACAGAGAAAAAACAGTTGTTACTTATGTTGAGGGCAAAAGAAAGGTTACTAAAAGACCATTAAATGATAAAGAAAGGTTATTAGAAATACAAGATTTAAATACTATAATTCAATTTGGTAGAGAAAGAAATATAAAAACAAACTTTGCATTATCTACTCAAGGAGCAGGGCAAGCTTTTTATGGAGAAATAGGTAAGTTATGGGGAACATTTAAAAACTGGAGCTCTCAAAAATTTGGTAGTGATGTTAGAAAGTTTATAAACGCTCATTATTCTTATAGAAACAGAAAAAAAGGCTATAGAACAATGTTAAATAAACCTAGTTTAAAAATGTTAAAAGCAGTAGCTACATCTCCATTGAATACTGAAAAATTAAGACAAAAAAACGCTGCAGCTGCATCATTTGTAGACTTTATTAGAATACAAGGTACAATAACTGCTGTTATGGATATAGCTACAATTGCATCAGGTCCAATAGGCTGGGGTATTAGAAGCTTTATGTTTGCATTTGGAGGAAAAGAACTAAGAGGATTTACATCAGATTTACTTTCTTTATTTATTTTACCTACATTAATAATGGCTCAAATGGTATTACATCCTGATGATGAAGATAACGAAGATTGGGATAGATGGATGCAATATTTTTTAAGAAAACTACCTAATTTAGGATATACAGCTAGTTGGGGACAAGAATCTATGTGGGCAATTATAAACAGTATTAGAGAAGAAGAAAAAAAAGCAAAGCAGAATATAGTAAACTTTGCTAGACCATTTATTGGAGGTGGTACGGTTATTGGAGATTTAATAACAGGTGCTGCAACTAAAATTGAAGACTTGTTATCTGATGATTAAAACATTAAAGAAAAATAACTAACTAAAATAGCTCCAACAAATAAAATAATTATTAGCTCCATATTAGCTTACAAACTTATATTTTAGTGATTGTAATTCAGATACAGCATAAAACAAACTAAGTTTTTCTGAATTTTCTAAATTTTCCCATCCTTTTTTTATTGTTTTGGATATTAAATCTACACATAATGCAGACCTAGCTTCCTGTATTAATTCTTTATTTTTTTGAATTTCTTCCCAGTCTTTACTGTTCATTTGTTTCTCCTATTATTTTTAAAAACTCTTCTAATTCAAGAGCTATGTATGTTTTGGTTCTATTTCTTTTAAATACTACTGCAGGTATATATTCTTTGCAATTATCTTCGGCTTGAGACAAAGATTCCCATATGTTTAACCTTTCTTGATTTTTACATTCAAAGCTAAACGGTATTAAATCCCTCGCTGCAGGGGAAAGAATGATATCTTCACCAGACTCTCCCATTACAGCTGTCTTAACGTCACCCTCTCTGAGGGTAGGGAAATAATTATAAAGTTTGTCTCTTAGAAAGTTTTGCAGCCTCCTGCCTTTGCCTTTCCTGGATGATGGTTTCACTTGCACCTCTTTTAATTAGTGATAAAACTTCTGTTAGTAATTCTAGTCTTTGTTCCTGTACTAAATTTACAATCTCTTTTACCACAGAGTCAAGCTCATTATCATTTGTGTATTTAGCAAACTCAACAAGATTTTTTGCTTTGTCTCTAATTGAAGCCATCTTTAAAGTCTCCTATTATTATTGGAACTTTTTCTCCTGTTACACGTTTAATGCCCAAATCTTTAGCATTAAGTGCGTATTTACCTATATCGATTTTCAATTTTTCAGATAATTTATCTAAAGCATTCTCGCTTAATTGAATGCCGATTTCTGTAAAAGCTTTTCTAATATATTTCCTAGATAGATGCATTATACTCCTATTCTTGTCCTAACTTTTTTAACCCAAGACTCTATACTACTTGTCCTGTTTTCAATTAATTGTAATTTCTTATGCATTCCTATAACTATGTTTTGCAAATCCATTAACTCATTTATTTCTTTTTTTGCAGGTTTCTTATCTGCAACTGTTTTTTTTACTTTATTTTTTTCCATTGTTTCTCCTTAGTATCTGGGATGCCGAAATTAGACTCCCTTTCTAGTTTTTTTTTCGCAGCTTTAAGAACTCTATTTGTCATTTCTTCAAATGATTCTTTTTGTTCTATTTTGCATTTACAATTACTACAAATCATTTTCACAATTCTTACATTTATTAATTACGCCATATACAGACATAAGTTTTTTAGCTCTATAAACTGATGGAGAGAAATGAACTTTGCATTTTGAACATTCTACCTTTATATCGTCTAACTTCACTTTAGATTTACCTCCGTATAATTTTCTTTGATACGCTATTAACTTATCAACAATATCATCATTTCTCAATTTTTTCAGTTTTTTCATCATTCTCCTTTAATTTATCATTTTTTTCTAAATTTTCTAAATGTTTTTTAAAGTCAGGTTCATCACCTTTAAACTGAATATATCTAGTTAATGCTGTAGCTGTTCCTTGAGAAAGATTTATAAGTAATTTTAAATCATGTATTATTGCATTAAGATGTTCTGTTATTTCTTTATTTGATAATTTTTTCTTTGACATTTGTTTCTCCTTGTATTCTTTTCCTTATTTCTAATATTTCTTTTTGATGCTCGTGAAAATCTTCTACATCACCTTTAAACTCTATATATTGTTTTAAAGAGTCAGCTAAATTCTCTATCATTTCAACTAGGGTATTATTAACCCTAGTCAAAACTTCTACTTTTGCCACTATTTCTTTATTTGTTGGTTTTTTACTTGTCATTATTCCTCCTAAAATATATATCTAACTTCTTGCCATGGTAAAGCATTATCATGTGCTTGTATAAAATCTTCTATATATTTTCTTTTTAATTTGTATTTGTACCTAATATTTACATTGCCATAATTAGAAGTTTTCTTCTCCTGTATTTCTGGCTTCCATAATAAATCTTTTGCATCTTCACTATTAATACTGTGCATTTTTTCATTATGTGTTAAGTAAATACACTCAGCTTTAACTTTATTTTTAATACTCTCATCCACTATTTCGTCTACTAATTTAAACAATTTTATATAATCTTTTATATAATCTTTATATACTACAATAGGCGAATAGTTTAAGTGAACATCATAACCAGCTTCATAAAAATCATTAACAGCTTTTATTCTATCTATAATTTTAGATGTGCTAGGTTCTAGTTTATCTGATATTACTTGAGGCATAATGCTAAACCTTATGCGAATTTTTCTGTTAGCATCATACCCCAGTAATTTTTTATTAACGTATTTAGTTGCTGCAGTACCCATAGCTTTATCATTTGTTTTAAAGTAATCAAATAATAAATCCCATTCATGATACTTTGCATGTAATATATAGTCTTCATTACAACTAAAATCATATGTATAATATTTTTCGTGTGTTTGATTAGGTTTTTTAGGCCATGGTAATAACCATAAATGTGCATGTATTTCATCAATTATAGCATCTGTATTTGTAGCAATATTTAAACCATTAGGTAAATGTCTTCTCATATAACAATACTCACATTTATATAAACATCCAAAGCCAAATGATGGTGTTATAAAATCACTACTACGACCAGATGGTCTTATTTTCATTGTTTTTCTTTGTATAAATTTCATTATTTCCCCTAATTAATGGGGAGAGCTAGTATATGCCCTAACTCTCCCCTGCTCTCAGCGTTCCTCCAAATTATGCAAAAATTTGAAGAAGATTATCTGTTATCTTCTGATTGTGTTCAAATGATGCCATTGTTGGTTTCTTTTCGTGCCATAATATATCAGTACAAGCATTATAGAAATCCCAATATGTTGTATCTTTGTAATAAATTTTCTCCCTTTCTTTTTCTAAGAAATGTGAGCTTATTTTACCCCATAATGTTACAGGCAAATCACTTAAATAAGTATTTCTTAAAGTAGCTAACTCATTTAAATTAATTGGTGTTTCTACCATTTTTCTCATTCTACTAGTAACTTCATGTACGTCATTTCCACAGTTATCTACTATTTTAGCAGCATTTATAATCTCATCTTCATAACCTTCAGATGTTTTATTATGCTTGAACCTCATTAGATTCATAAAATCTTTAGTAATCATACCATTAGTGCATAGTAATCTTACGAGGAACGTTCTAAATTGTAGAGCTGTTGAACCATCATAACTATTCCAAAAACCCATACCTAAAGCAACATCATCACCTTCTGCTATTTCTGTAGTATTAGTTTTTGATTGCATGAAATGAATGTATCTTTTACCATCAAAGAATGTTTTCATTGCACTCCAATCAAGTTTAGATTTAGTAGCTATTTCAAGAGCCATATCTCTTACTTCTTCATTTGGAACTAATAAGTAATTACTACCTACTACACCACATTCTTTCCATTCAAGACCTCTTCTTTCATCCAGTTCTTGTCTTTGTACAGCATAAGCTGACGATTTAATACCTTGATAATCTAAAGGTACCTTTCTTATTTCTCCATAAGCATTTATCATTTTAACCCCCTGACGTGTTTGTTTGTTTGTAATACTACTCCAGGAATATCTTTTCCCTCTTTTAATTCCTCAAGTAGCCTTCTTTTGTCCAGCTTTAATACAATCTTTTCAACATAGTATTCTTCAGGTATCTTTTTTTCATCTAATATTTCTACTTTACCTGTTTCACCTATTTTAATTGGATTGAAATCATCATGTGCTGGAAGCTGTCCACTGGCTGCATAAGCTTCAATAACAAGACCCTTTAATCTTTCTTGAGTATATTTAAGCTTTTTAATAACCATATCAGCTTTTTCTTTATACTCTTTAGCTAAATCAATCTTGCTATCTATGTTCTTATAAAACCAGTAAACACCATTTTCTTTTTCATGTAGTTCAGTATGTAGTATATCTAACTGTTCGTCAATTTCCTTTTCAGTTAATTCAAAACTATTTTGTACTAACATAATATCACTACTTATTTCATTTAGACTTCTTTTACTCATATTAACCTCTATTTGCACTTAACATTTTAACACCATCTACTTTAATTAATGTATTTAAAGCACCTCTTTCTCTATTAGCTTCTGTAGTAACAAGTAATGACTTAACATTACCATCTAAACCTTTGTCTGGTTTAAGTGATAATATTTTACTTGCATTATACGCTATTCTAAATGAGCCTCTAGAAGAAGAAACACCCATACCCTCTACCATAGCAGATTTAGTAATCTCAGATATAGCAAATACAACTATGTTATGCTTAACAGCTACCTCAGTTAAAGCACCTGCTATTTCTTCCATTTTAAGATTTAAGTCTCTATGTTTAGAAAGTAATAAGCCCATATGGTCAACTACTACAATCTCAGGCTTTTCTTGCAACATAGATATTTTCTTCTCTAGTTCAATAGCAAAGCATGCATTATAGTCAACATTAAGCCAATTAAATTTATCAGCCATTTTATACTGACCAGTAGCATAATGTTCTTTAAGTTGTTCTTCAGTCCATCCTTGTTCTATTTGAATAAAACGTTGCCATATTTGTCTTGGTGACATCTCCATCTCTAAAAAGTATGTAGGTCTTTTAAATGAATTAACCCAATTTTGAAGCAACATAGTTTTCATAGATTTTGGTGGAGCTTGTATTACTACTAACTCACCTGGATATACAGGAAAGTCTGCATTATACAATTCACCAATATTTATAGGAACTACGTCTCCTTTAAGCCAGCTAATTAAATTTTCTTCCATATCATTAGCAGACATTATACCTTGAGATTTCTTTGATTTAAATAATGTGCATGTAGAATTACAATGCTTATCCATTATTTTATCATTACAGCCATATCTATAGCCGCTACCATTATGACCTTTATAGCAATCAGTAACTATTCTGTCCATTTCTATTTGTTTAAATGGATTTTCATTTGTAGTTACTCTTTTACGCCAATCTTCCATTACAAGTCTTACAATGTTTTCTGGATAACGCCATCTAAGCCAAGCAGCAATACGTAAAGCAGTTGCATGTCTACCACCATAAGATGTGCCTTTTAACATTGTTTGTATGCATGGATATAACATTGGGTCAGGTTCTTTACCTATAGTTTCTTTATATTTTATAGTCTGTTTTTTAATTTCCCTAACAGTTACATCAAATACAGGCTCACATTGTAATACAGGTATTTCTATTTGTCTTGGTTTATTAGCTAAAGCTTTAATACCTAAACTATTTAGTTCAAGTAATTCTTCATTAGTTATATAAATCTTCCACAATTTAGATTTACTATTTAATGTATTATTTAGACGTATTATTCTTGTTTTATCAGTAACAGATACATCAGCATATTTGTATATACCTTTTTTATCTAACTCATCTTTAACTTTTAAATGAAGATTTGTATCTGGTTTCCATTTAAATGCTTTGTCTGGAATACCAACATGAAACCCTCTACCACTAAAATAAATATTACTAGGAACGCCAATATTATTAAGCATAGAAACTAATTTAATAGTTTTTTCTTGAGCTTCTTCAATTTCACTACCATCAACGTCAAGCATAAATTCTCTTGGAAGATATATTATACCATTATAGCCTGATAGTGTTTTCTTTTCATTAAAGTATTTTATTACCTCTTCATCATAGCCATATAAGGATAGAAATGTATCTTTAGCCACGTTTTCCCATTTTACTGAATTATCACTTGGGAAGAAGTGATGTCTATTTGATAATCCAAAAGCAAACTCTCTTATCATATTATTTCCCCTTATGTTAATAAAGAGAGCCATACGTGTTCCTCTGCCTAACAGGGCACCTGAAAAGGTTATCGTAGTTAGGACTTTTATACAGGACGAGTTATGACTCTCTTTAGTTATTGTTTATACTATTTTACCAAGGAACATCACCATTTGATGACTCGGTATTTGTTTCACTTACAACACCATTAGCTTCATTTCTTCTAGCTTGGTATTTTTCAGCAGACTCTTTTATACGAGCAATTCTATTGTCGTCAAATTTATCTACTATATTTTCAAATGGTACAGCAGGTGCTACCTTTTGTGATATTTCAGAATAGCCATTAGCTTTTTTATAAAATAACACTTGTAATGATTTACCTTTTAAACCATTTGGCGAATCATCAAGACTAGCAGCAGTAGTGCCATCTTTATCCATTTCTTCTAATATAGTTGGATTAGCATATCTAACCATATTAGTTACAGAGAACTCTTCTCCGTCTTTATTACGTGCTTCCCATACACGACATTTTACAGTTTCAGGGTATCCTTCAAAGTGTAAATCAATGTATTTAGAACCATTAAAATCACCCTTTACAGCGTTAGATATAGTTACAGTTTTCCAACCTTCATCATATCCACCACCTTCTTTTTTAGTTACAACTATTCCCATAGTTTCTCCTAGTTTATTTTCGTTAACGTTCTTAGACTAAGTGTCTTACCACTACCTGGCTCACCTATCACAAGTACTTTAGCAGTATCCCATCCTTTTTTCTTAACAGCATTGAATATTATACTATAGTCTTGTGGTATTTCAGCAGGTAATTCTTGTGTTCTATCTTTTGCATGACAATAATGTTCGTCTCTTGCTGTTACCCACACATATTCACGAGTACCATCTTTAGCTTTACGAACTTTAGTATATACTACAAAATCAAACCATTTACCAACATCTACTTTCGTAGAGCCTTCAATATATGGCATAACTCTCATTATACCATTCTCATTATCTTCTTGCATTTTACAATGACAATTAACAATAAGATTAGCAGGTATAGCATTAGTAAATGAAAAGAAATTATCAAGAGTGTCTTTAAGTTTGCCCCATTGCTTTAATTGCAATTGTTCAGCTTTACCTTTTAACTCTCTTGCATATTTCTTAGACATTTCACTAGCTGTATCTATAACCATACAGTCTACTTCTGCACCCTCTTTAGCTATAATTTCATAGCCTGATTGTTTTACAGATATACCACCTACTTGTACTTCTTTTTCTACTTTTTTACGTGACCAGATTTGACCTATAAAATTTCTAAAGGAAGTAAAGTCATTAAAGTTTAATAAGGGTAACCCAAATTTTTCTTTAATAGTTTCTTTACTCCCAATAGATTTATAGCCATTCTCTAAGTCGATTAATAATGTTTTCATTATTTTTGTTTCTCCTTATTTAACAGCACTATAATTTACGATTTCTCCAACAATTATTCAAGAAATTACTCATAATCAGGATAAACACCTGGTTTTAAAGTATATCTTGCATAACCTGCCTTACCTTCTTTCTTTGATTCAATATTATAATAAGGTGCAGTATGTCTTAATGTGTGAATTATAGCTCCTAACCTCATAGAATGAAACATTTCATAAGCATCCATTGGTGTTATAGAACCATAAGTTTGAAGATACATTAATACTTTTTCTTGTTTACTTTGTTTTTTAGCCATATAGCTCTTTCTCCCATATTTTATTAACTTCGTTTCTTGTCTTATTACCTACATTAATTTCTTTATTTGTATAAATTAATTTAAGCAATATAGTCTCTAACTGGTCTTTATCTAGCTGTTCTAACTTTTTTTCCATTCCTATTACCATATCTCAAATCCTCCACTTTGTATACAGAATTTAGCAAATTGTTTTACATTATCTATATCAAATGGATAAGAAGTAGCAAATTCATCATCAGAAGCCATATCTTCTTGATGTTGCATATAAGCTGCTTGATATTTAAGACATTCACCATTTTCTATACTTTTTAACAATCTTTCACCTAGCTGTTTTGCATCTTCTTCATTAAGACCTGCACCATCATTACAATGCCCACTATCCCATACATCTTCAGATATTATATCATCTGCTATTGCATAACAGTAATTCCATAATGGTCTCCACCACCAACAATTATTACGAAAATAAACACCACAATTAATATCTTTGTATTCTTTATCTTCTGCCCAATATTTATCTGATAATGATTTATCACTATCAAGTAATTTCATACTTTCTTTCCAACCTTCGTCAGTTGTTCTCATTTCTCTTATTTTCTTTAATGTTGGAAAATCATTTATTGATGCGTTTACTTTTGGATTTATTCCTGATACGTCCATTCCCATGGTTTTCTCCTTTAACTTTATTTTTATAGATTACTTTTTTCTTTTTTTTCTTTTTAGAATTAAGAAAGTGATATTCTGCTTCATCAAAGCTCATACCTTCTATAATATCTTCAAAGAAAGCTTTAACTCTACCCATTTTTAACTCCCAACACAGGCAATACTTCTTCTTTATCTTGTGTTAGACAAGTTAAAACACCACCGTCATTACCTTCATCATCTTGCATGGCTATAACTCTTGTACCATTATCTAATATGAAAGTAATAGGTCTTTTATACCAATCATAATCATTACATTCTCTATTAGACATATACTCTACTTTTAATATTCTTCTTCCAAGTAAAGTATTTTTAGCTATTTCATTCCAGTATTCAGTTTGTTGTTTTTCATTACTTAAATCATATTCTTTACCATTTACTTTAACCATCTTTTCTCCTTATTATTTTCCACTCACCTCTTATAATTATTTTTTCAAACAATTCCTTTGGCATATCATATCTTTTTATTTCACCATCTTGCCATAAATCTTCATCAGGTACTTCTTCCCATTTATCTGAATGAAATATCATATGAATAGGGTCTTTATCAATTGGTATAAAATCTCTTTTTTTATCAGTCATCATCTTCTCCTTCATTTTTAAATACTGCACCTTCTTTACACTCACTACATCTTCCTAATGTGACATCCCCTCCACTAAATGTTTCATCTAATGGAGGAGCTTCACAACAATTACTTAACATCTGATAATCCTTTCATCTGTTCTAATTCATCAGTAGCGTCTGTTATAAATTCAACAGTCCAAGAAGGTTTACCTTCATCAGGTTCTAAACTTATTGCTACTACTTTCTTTTTAAATGTAGACTCAAATTCATCTATATCAAGATGTATCTTACTTCTATAGAAAGCACCACCTTTAGCAGCACCTTCAAATCCGTCTAACCAAAACACTTTTTTATCTTGCATGACTCATTTCTCCTTGTTTATAAATTTGCATTATCATCTGTCATTGCATATAAAATACCATATAATATTATTACAGCAATTACTATTATTATCCAAAATATTATTTCCATTATGTCTCCTTATTTAATTGTATTATATAAACCTACACTTTTTCCTCGATATTATTATTCATACCTAGCCATTGCTAAGGATAATATCTCCCACCATCTCCTCGGTTTATACAGATTGACATTAGTAATCCGTTATCCGACTAACTGATTTCTAATTACGACTACACGAAGTCGCCACGATTACAGGGTCTAGAGTATATTACATTAATAACCTGTAAATTTAAAATTATGAGAGCCTCACATATTCCTTTGCTTATACAATGAGTTTTCACTTATTACAGTTACAAATCACCGAAAGTATAAGATTTGCCTATGGTTTACACACTTAGCTCGAGACGATAGGACTTATTTTCTCTGTATTAAGTATGTACGGGGTACACTCCCTTTCACCGTTACAGAAGGACCAGTTATTGGCTCTCAATTATACAAGCTTTTTTTTCGTTTAATAGTAGTGCCTATAAAGGTAAATGGCTGGTCTAGAAATCCAGCGAAAGCTTATTATAGGTTCCTGGAATAAACTTAGTGTAACTTCTCAGGACTGCTACTAAACTAGTTACATACTTGTAATTATATAAAACTG